GACCTCATGAGAGGCCGCTGGTGAGCTTTTCTTACCCTGGTCTAAGGGTTAGTATTAACGAAGTTATCACGTTTTTGGGGTATTGGGATTTATAGCTTTTAAGTAAAGTTCTTGCCAAAATTTAACCTGATGCAGCAAATCATTATTTTGTTTAACCACATCTTCCAAATTTATTTTGTTGTTATCGCCTGGAATACAGATACTAAAAAATATATTGTTTCTATCAACCTCTTGCTCAAATTTATTTCGCAATAGATCTGGTAAACCTTCAGCATTTGGATCTACATTATCTGCATAAAACGTAGCTCCGACTAAAACCTTTTTTTCTTTTTTAGGATTCTTCATCTTCTTCTTTTTGTCCAGAACCACCAGGCAACTGTTCTACATCAAACCAACCACAGGGATAATTAATCACTACATGTTCTCCATTTGATCAATCGCCCAATTAATATAGACAACGGCTTTTTTTAGATCCTGAATGTTTGCACCTTTATGATCTTCTCTCCAAATATATTTAACGGCATTACCTTTGCAATAGCCTTTAAATTCTTCAGCCGTAAGCATAGCTTTAATTACGTCTATACATTCAAGGCCCCCCTGCAAATAATGAGGAGGGTGATTGACTGCTTTATCTTTGCTCATTTTATTCTCCAAAGTCTACCTAAAAAAGGTTCTTGTTTTTTAGACACTATTTTCTGCCTAAGTCGAAAAGAATGTGTATATAAATAACTGTGAGCTGATTTAAATTTTGTTCTGTTTGTAAATTCAACACAATCTCCTATTTCCATTTTAAGCAGAGGCTCAAACTGTTTTTTAGGTGGAATTGGTATATCTTTTAGTATTTTCATTTGTCCCAACCTGTTGTTAGATCTATATCAACAATACTTGGTGAGTTGTATATGGTTGCTTCCTTACCGTTTAATACAGCGTTGTATTCGGTTAGTAGACTTTCCATTCTCTGCCAACCAGAGTCCATATCGGTATGACTCATTCTAAAGATCTTACTTGCAAAAGGTTTTTTCTTTTCTTGCGCAACAAAGATAAAGTCAACAACATTAAAGCCAGCCTTTTCAAACCCTCGTTTATACCAAGCTGCTTGTAGATCGTACTGGTACTTTCTAATAGATGATGTAAAGCCTTTTACGGAACAATCAGCAGTAGTCTTGTAATCAACAAGGATAATAGAGTTAGACTCATGAGGCATGCTGACAGGATATCTGAGAACATCTGACTTGACCTTTAGCAGTAGATCTTGCTCCCACCAAAAGATTGCTCTTTCAAACGGGGAATTAAACACAATAGGGTATTCTCCCTCATCTGCTGATATATGCTTAATTCCTTCTGGTATCAAAGCTTCTTTCATGCTGTAAAGAGTGTCTTTATCTTTAGCAGTAATGACGGTTAGTCCTCTATCCTCATACTCTTTCTTTAACTCTTTGTTAGCATTAGTGTATGGAGATCCAGTTAAGCACACCACATCATTCACAAAGGCCTCTTCTCCCTCAACAATAAGCGAGTGAGCAGCAGTTCCAAACTTCATAGCTGGTGTAGTCTCATGCTCTTCTTCAAAGGCATGAAGCTGACTCTGACCAAACCGTCTAATGTTGGATGATGAGATCCCTGGTACTTCATGATAGAAGTTGTGTTCCATATCTGGGAAGTAGATTGCATCCCCGAGGACCATATGCTCTTCGTTCTCTAAGATTTCTGGTAGCTTATTCATGATGCTTCCTTTTTAACACTTTTCATTGCATCTTTGATAAGATCTTTTGCTTCTTTTGTATTAGGCGCACAATCTAATGCTAACTGCGTAAAGTATTGTATGCCTACAAATACTAGATGTGGAACAGAAATATTTTCCATAGCAGCCTTCTCAGTTGCATCACATAGGTCATAAAAAAATTGATCGTGTACTTGTTCTTTTTTTGTTTTACTCATTATGACGCCTCCTGAATGCTATCAACGGCATCTGTAAGTTTGTTAACAATCTCTGTTAGATCTGAAATGTTTGCTTTGAGTTCAAACAAGGTGTAATTAAGGCGATCTTTAGTAATCTCCCGTTCGTTTGATGCATTTAAGATTGCATCTATCTGTTCTTTTGTATTCATATCTTTTTCCTATAAAG